AACCTTATAATTATCTATGATTAAGCCACTCTATATAGAAAGCTTACAGATGCCTGGGGTTTGACTTTGCGAGGGTCTTTTCGACCAGGTCTTACTGGTAATACATGCTTTTCTATTAGGTTAATCACATCAGGTGGACTAAGATTGCGTTTATTACGGAGATATTCTCTACAAATATAAATGGCGATTGTAAAGTTCACCTGTTTTGTTTTATCATTGTTTTTCATTTGTTTTATTACATGTGTTGTTATTAATTCACAATAGTTATACAAAAGTAATCGCGCATATATTTCTTGTTTAATAAAATCTGGTTTTCGTGCATGGAAACTTGTTAATCCTATGGCATATTTTAATTCTCTGAATGAAGTTTCTATTCCCCATCTCAAATGATAGATTTCCTTTATTTTTTTTACATCAAAAATATTTCTATCAAGATTTGTAATTATTATTTCATAAGAATTAGACCCTATAGGAAATCTAATAATACGAAATGATAATTCGTATGTTTTATCACTTTTTCGTGGAAGATAATCAAACACTTGATTTACAGGCATCCACTTATAGCCTGCATTTTTTGTGGTCTTTGTATTTTTCCTCGAAAAAATCTGAGTGATATCTATATCAAACTCATCATTTGGAGGAAGATTTAACCCAGATGCAATTCCATTACTATTTTTATCTTTGACACGTATAGCGAATTTCCATCCTTTTTCAATTGCATGTGCAAAAATGTTATAGTTTTCATATCCTCTATCAGCAACAAGAATAACATTCTCTAGTTTCGATCTGTCAATCATTGTTGCACATGCTCTAAACTCGTTACAATCTGCTGCTGTTTGCACTAAAACATCGGTGTATATACGATTCAAAACATCATAAAAGACGTTTAGATGTAGTTTATTAACAATTGAACCATGCTGATTACGTTCCCAAAAAGTTTCTGGATCCTTTTGATTGGTTGCAATGGTCAAGTTACTTCCATCACATGCAATTAAACGATAACCATGATAATTATTAGTAGTTGGAAGGTTGTCATCCGTAAAAGATTTAAACAAATATTCAAAAGCCTCTGGAAGTACTTTTGAACGTTGTTGCGTAAATGCTGACACAGACGGAGTATTTTTGTTAAAATCAAAGAAATCAAGTAGTTCTTTACTCATAGTAGCTCCACCCGAATTCATCATGATTCCTATAAAAGTTTTGAAATCAATTTTCCGTTTTCGAGAGAAATCGACATTGGGGTTTCGAAGAAATAAACATGGATTGTTAGCTAATTCCGAAATATGATTCTTTAGAGAATTTGAAACTTGATTAATATAATTGCTCATATGCGTTACCTCCTTGCAATCAAGATGTTCTTAATTACAAGGGCCGCTTTCGCTACCTCATTATCATTCAATAGCGAAAGCGGCCGCACATTTCGAATCATATGTCAAGCATTTATTACAAAATAAAAAGACCCTAGCATCATTTCTGATGCTAAGATCTTGATTGGTCATCTTAACTTAATGACATTGCCAATATCGGCTCTTTTTTGTTGCTATATATAGTCTTATAAAATAAGTCCACAAATTTTCTGAACTAATGCAGTATCTAAAGATATAAGTCCTGCTAAAATAATTGATGAAAACAATGTGATTGTTGTTACTTTTACAACCTTTTCTTTACTGGGATAACTTAATTGTTTTAATTCTTTTTTTAAAAATCTCATTATATAATAAGTCCTTTCCTTTAGATTAATTTCATTTTATTTGCCTTCACTTCAGCATTTAAGCGATCTAATGTCTCTACGATAACACCCACTATAATGATGATAGACGTTCCGGCAAAAGATAATTTTGATATGTTAAACAAACCAGATAATACGCAAGGAACTAAGGCAATCAATGATAGTGCCACTGCTCCAATTGTGATTGTTTTTCTAATTTCTTTCGTCAGATAGTTTGCCGTATCTTGTCCAGGACGAATATTAGGGATTGTTCCTCCTGTCTTTTTGAAATTGTTTGCAATCTCTAACGGATTAATGATCATCTCTGTATAGAAATAAGTAAACATAAAAATCAGAACAACATAAATAATAGCTCCACCTGAATAAGAAATATGTTCAGGGTCAAACCACATCGAAGAATTAAGCATATTGGCTATCCAGAAGTCTTTTCCCATCAGCGATGCAACTAATGTTGGAATTGCCATCAAAGAACTGGCAAAAATCACTGGAACTACAGTCCCTGGGCATAACTTCACAGGGAAAAAACTTCTCTCACTTTTTACATCACCTACCGTCTTGGATGAGTATTCTACAAGAATCTTTTTTTCAATAAATTGAATGTATACGGTAAAAGCAAATAATACAACAAGAATAATACAAATACAAATACTGTTGCGTAAGCCTTTATCAAATCCATATCCCTGTAAAAATCTCTTATAAATAGTCATTGCATCAGCCGGATATGAAGACAAGATATTAAATAGGAGAATCAAGGAAATACCATTTCCAAATCCTTTCTTTTCGATATATTCGCCAGCTAACATTAAAAACAATGCCACTCCAGCCCAGATGATTGTTACAAGCATAACCCAATACCATTTAAAAGATAAGAGTAATCCTCTTTGCCCAAAACCATACGCAAATCCAAAAGCTTCCGCAAAGGCAAGAAATACACCTAAAATAACAGTATATTTCTTAAAAGTTTGCTGCCCTACTTCTCCACTTCTTTGCAGTTTTTCCAATGGTCGAATAACAATGGTAAGAAGTTGTAGGATGATGGATGCTGTGATATATGGAGTGATAGAAAGCATCGTAATAGACAAATTACTCAGTCCATTACCAGATAATACATCAAACAATCCAGCTGTTGTGTTTTGCTCAAGTAAAGATTTAAAATAATTTAGATTTACTCCAGGGGTTGGGATACCTGCTAGTAGCTGTATCAGGAATAAGATTACAACTGTGATCAGTATCCTTTTTTTTACGTTTCTTTTTTCTTCCATAAGAACTCTCCTTTTTATTAATTATTCGTTTCTAATATGTACATTCGTTTCGGTATTAGCCAAAATAAAACGCTAACGCAGAAGAAATATATTCTATTATTTTCTCTTTTTTCTTTTTTAGACTTGCTATTTTATTGTAAGCCGGATATGCAATGCAATTAAAATCATGTAGCCATTTGTTATCTGGAATCATACAAGGTAGTTGATATATTGTGTCGGAATTGATGCCCGGAATAACGGTCCCAGAGTCCAGCTTTTTGAAATCATAATTTTTCAACGTATGATACACAAATAATCCTGTTTTTTCTTTTTTCATTTCTGTATAAAATACGGTTGTTCCAGCTGCAAACGGAATATCTACATAAAATAAATTTCCTAAAGTGCCAGAGCGAGGGATTATTACACTTTCTTTGACATTAGTAGACGTTCTTGCATACTCAGAAATACCACCAGAATTGAAAATGGGGATAGTTCCCCCCTCCTCATTCTGTTTATTTTCTGTTCTTAATATAAATAATTCTTTTAATTTTCCTTTAAATTGCAGCTCCCTTGATTTGTAATCAAATACATCTTGTACATATTGTTCAAGCAAAGATATCATATCTTCTTGAATACTTAATGCATGGTAAAGAGAATCAAGTATTCTTACAATCTCTTTTTGTTTTTCTGTAGTTAATTCAGGTACAGGCATTTTGGAAAGTGTTTCTATGTTAAGCCCATTTCTTGTACTTCCAGAGGATGTTTTTTCTGCCCATTTTTTGTAAGCATTAGACAGCATATAGTATTTTATAAAAGCAGGGACTACTTTCTTAGGATCCAAATGAAACCGGATCAAAAAGCTTGCAAATACAAGTTCTCCATCTTTTGGATCATATAAATATGCTTTTCCAACCTGCGTTCCAGTACGAGCAATCATAATATCATTCTCTTTTAAGATTTTACCCCCATCGCTATCTACAAATTTCGCATCATTTTTCTTTAACCTCCCCAACGGGTCAATATCCGTTATGCGAGCAAAGCGATATCTGCCTGCTACTTTTCCTGATGCAGAAAATCCGTAGTCTGGTGAGCCTGTGCATATATCTGTTAACATTAACATATATTACTCCTTACTTGCGCCAAGATAGAAAAAATCGTGGAATCGGATTCTTTTTCTTTTTGGCACAGGATTTTATAATCTTCCTCAAATCTCAGGGTTTTATCTCTAAATTCCTCTTCTGACAAAAGATTCTGGTAATTTTTCATTTTCATATACTGTCCTGGTATAAAACTATATCCATTTAAAGCAATTTCTGATAAAGGAGTTATCACTGTAGAGGAAGATTCTTTATCAAAAAATCCCTCTACTATACTTGCAACATCATCTTCTGATAAAATAATTCTTTTATTTTTACCTATTTTTGTTAATGTCCCCAATCCTGATGCATCCATCAAAACAGCCTGTTGATGCCATTTTGACTTGTCTATAAAGAGTACCGCAACCTTAGTTGCTGTATTTGCAAAAGTATTTCTTGGCATGATAATGACTCCCGACAGCCACCCATTGTTTACAATCCTCCTTCGTATTTTTTCTTCGATGCCATCCTTTATGCTCAGAAAACCTGCCGGTACAACAACAGCCGCTTTTCCTGCATCATTTAATGCCCATAAAACATGTTGTATAAAACATAGATATATTGGCATAGCTTCCTTTTTCTTCTTAGGTATCTCGGGCACTCCATCAATAAAACGTGAACATGTACTCCACCTCTCTTCAATTTCATTTCTTGTAAATGAAAAATCAGTCTTAAAAGGTGGATTTGATACAATGTAATCATATTTCTTGCCCATATAGTAAGGATTTAAGAGAGTATCACCCTGTTTGATATTTTGAATGCTGTTTGTATAGCCATTTAAAATCATATTAATTCTTAATAATCTTGTTGATTTAGCAGATATGTCTTGCGAATAAACACTACATCTGCTATCAAGTTCATGAGCCAAATGCAATAGCAAAGAGCCAGAACCGGCAGATGGATCGTAAATTTGACAGTCTGTTCTCTCCTCACCTCTTGTAAGTATCTTCGCAATGATGTCACTGATTTCGCCTGGTGTATAATATTCGGCATATCTCCCACTGGCGACATTATAGTCTTTGATCAGATATTCGAAAATTGGAGCAAAATAATCTGTTTCATCAGAAAAAATATCATGGCCGTCCATTAACTTTAAGATTTCACGCACAAACTCGTTTCTTTTTTCTATTGTTTTTGTGATAGGCTTAAAAAGCGGCTCACCTAATGACTTACCAAATTTCTTATTATTTGGATAAGATGCAATTCGAACAAGTGTATTGTCAAAAATATCTGCAATATGTGGATTGTCCATAATACGAACCATGCAGTCGATTAAATCTTCTGCCTTTAGCTCAACATCTGTTTGTATGCCAGATGTAAAAATCTCTGCTATACTTTTCCCTGTGTGTGAAGCTTTCTTGAAAGCACATATTTTGTAATTATCACTCAAATATTTATACAGAAATACGGAAGTAACAATTTCTTCTTCTGCGGCTTGATTACTAAGTCCGCATGTATGACATAGACCTTTTAATCGGTCTATGATTTCAATGATCTGATTTTCAATAATTGGTCTTTCTTTCATAAAGAACCTCCTTTCTTGATTTAATATGTCTGTTTTTTTCGATATAAAGCTTTTCTTTTCGCCTTAATCATAACTCGATATAAAAAATAAAAATTTTTATAAGAAACATCGTAGAAAGTAGTATACCTATGTAAAACAAGCAAATTAATAAGGAAGTTTATAAAAATAGAGTAGTAGAAAAAAAAGGTATACTAAAAACTATAACATCAAATGGAAAGGAAAGGGTAGAACGATGGCTAAAATATGTTATATGACAGGGGAGCCAGTATTGTACATTGATTGTATTGAATGTGAAAACAGAGCGAAATGCCGCAGAGTAAAAGAACTAAAGATAATGGTCTCGGTTCCTAGAATATGTTCTGACAAAAATGAGATATTATCAGAACTTGACCTTTTTTTTGAAAAGAATAAAGTAAAAGAAATCGTAGCTGAGTCTGAAATGAAAGATTCTTTTCTGGAAAATTATGCAGTAAAAAAGAATATCGTCTTCAATGGATTTTCAGTAGAAAACAAAAACGATGATTTTTTTTCATATTTTACGCGTATAAAAAAAATGATACAATATTCTGATGTGGTGTTTATATTTGATGGCGGCACATCATATACGGGCGATATACTAAAAGAAGCAAAACGGCAGCATAAACAGGGAAAAATAATCAGGATAAAACCCATAATTACTATACCAGAACTATCAGATGCTTTTGTATATGCTGCTACAATGTTATATCCGAGAGAAGAACTGATAAAGATATATAAATGGCTTCTGCTTTATTTGAATAAAAGAAATTTTTTTGTTCCACCAATCCTTGATATGAACATAACAGACCAAATGTTTGAAGCAGCGGAATCTATCCGGTTAGAGTCAAAATCTTTGCAAACAGCTTTTGCAAAAGATTTAAATGTGTCACGCATTTTTCACCCCCAAAAACAAAAAGAACCCCTGTAGGGTTCTTTTTGCATAAAGACTTTAGGATAATGGGAAAATCTAAATGAATGGAAGTTCTTCCTCAATTCCCTCTGGAATGGACATAAATCCATCATTTGATGCTGCAGGCTGATTGTTCTGAGGAGCAGACTGAGAATTAGAAGCATTACCATTATTTGCATTTTTACTTTCTACGAAATAATGTTCTTCTACAACAACATCTGTTGTGTAACGCTTAATACCATCTTTATCAGTGTAACTGCCTGTCTGAATTCTTCCGCAAATAGCAATTTTCATACCTTTTTTCAGGTACTTTTCTGCAAATTCACCCTGTTTGCCAAAAGCTACACAATTGATAAAATCTGAATCTGGATCACCATCTCTGTGAAATCTTCTTCTTATACCTAAAGTATATCTTGCCACACATGTTGATTTTTCGCCCTGAGAGTATCTCACATCTGGATCTCTTGTCAAATTTCCCATTAAAGTTACCTTATTCATAAATTCAACCTCCTGTATTTGAAATTTTTCTACAATTTTAATATGTTTTTTTTATCGAATAAAATTTACCATTTCACATTTGTTTTAATCTCCAGCCGGTATCCTCGCGAAGGCTGATCGCCGAGCAAAACCCGGCAGTGCTTACTTCTTGTCAGTAGGGGATACCGTTTTCTCTCCGCCCACTACTGTCGCTATGTGAACTCTACAATTCATCCCACTACCTACATTTCATTTAAAGGTTAGAAGAATCCTTGTTTTTCTTATAAAACTGCCCTCATCCTTAAAACAGATATTTCATTTATATCCTTAATATGTTTTTCAGATTCTACAAAAAAGACCCACGAGGGGTCTTTTTTTTACTGTGCAAACTGTTTTTTTAATTGCTTCATCTTTATTTCAGCTTCTTTTACCGCCTTCTGAAACGCTTCAGGACCAATTATATCTTCAAATGTTTTTATATTAGAAGAAATCAAATGTACCATCCAGCTCCATTCCTCTAAGGAAAAATTAAATTCATTTACAATACTCTCTGCTTTTTGTTTTGCCTGTACATTTAATAAACCTTGCTCCGTCTTAATAACTGGGGCATAAAAGTTTTCAATTTCCAGATGTATTGGGTTTTCTGCCCGAAAATTCCAAACAAGTTTCATCTGATAGACAAATGTCAGTCCATCTTTTTTACTACGTCTTGTTAGTGGGCGAAAACCCGATTCACACACTATAAAAGATGGAATCACATCTCTTTTTGGTTTGATTAATTCTCCTTTTTTAACTAACTCTGATGCATCCAAAATTGCATCTATTTGCTGTTGATTTTTAGGATATTTTTTCAAATTTTTTTTGAGAAATTTGAACTGTTCGTTTAACTTTGCAGAATTTTCTGGATTTTGAAAAAGTACTTCAGCTGGTGTCATTCCTTTCATATCCCCTGACGTAAATCGAACAGTATACGCTGGAGATGATAGTTCCACAGCAGGTGGGACACATAATAATTGAATTTCTTTTTCATAGAGAACTTTTGTCTTATCAATTATATTGATCATCTCATTAATTGGAATATTTGCCGTAGCTGACTGCTTATTCTCATTAATAATAACTATAGGAAATCGACTGAATTTACTATGTAGATTTAGATACTCATTTTTATCTTCACCTTTTGCTTGATCTAATTCATTTTGTATAGCAAAAACAATTGCCTTTCCTATTCCTTTACTATGTGTAAACCCTGCTATTTGTTTTGGGTTTTTTAGTGTTTTTGTCTCGCTCATATGCCTATCTCCTTTTCCCCTTATTTTTACCCATGTGAAAAAGAATCGGATTCCATCGAGACCTTTTTCCATTGCTGATTCCTGTCTGCATATTATTGTCCTCCTTTATCTTGAAAAAACTTTTACTCTACTAATTTGAGTATTTTTTCTATTTTTCTTTTTAAATCTCAAAAAAAGAAAGCCCTATGCGGACTTTCTTATCAACTATGAATTTTAAAGTTCTTCAAACACATAAAGACTTCTTGCTGTCTTTATTGTGTAAATTTTCGGGCTGTTTCCTTGAACACTGATTTTTTGAGGGAATATCTTAAACCCCTCGCCAGATTCTAAACAAAACCTCATTTGTGCTGCCATATTAGGCAAATCAATGGATATTAGCGGTTTGATAAATTCAACAATTTTGTTCGTACTTATCGATCTTCCCTGTGTTGAGCCGTATTTTTCCATAATCCCTTTGTTATTTGTAAATGTTAATTTGAAATTCATAGAACTTCCTCCCTTTTTGAAATTTTTATATAAATAATCTGTATATTTTCAATATTTTTCTTTTTCGATTTTCACCAACTGGCTACAAAAAGAATTCGATTCTTTTCAAAAAAAAGGAACCAGAAATTTTCTGATTCCTTTTCGAGTAAATATTATGATAGGATTTATTTTTCCAGATCACTAAGATTCTTCTTCGCAGTTTTAACGCTATGTTTTAGGCTTTTAACAATCTTTTTGCGGGAAATCTCTCTTCTCTTTTCATGTAAATCAATTACTTTTCCGTACTTCATAAAAGTTCTCCTTTTTAGTATTAGTATTGCTCATGTTCGGTATTAGGCTCTTTAGCCTTTATGTAACAAACATCGTACTTTGCTCTTTCGAAACTTTTTTTATCACAAATTTCGAGGTCGCAATCAGAATCATATTCGCATTCAATATAAAAGTAAGAATCCACTTCGTCTGAACCTGTAGTATCTATTCCAGATTCATAAAAACGTTTCATGTTATTAAATGTGTCTTTGGAAAAAAGTCTACTAAAACATTTTCCACATTTACATCGAAATCTATATTTTTTTATAAATATCCTTTTTGCTACAGCATAATCATTAAATTTCTCCTGTTCTTCACGGTTTAAATCAGCTGCAGAGTAAAAAGGATTATATATAAAATCACCTTTTCTCCATTTTGTGCCCAATAGTGTATCTATCGTCTTGATTTTCTTTAAAGATAGAAAATCAATCTGATTTAATTCTGGATAATATACAGCTTTTTTTAATTCTGGATATTTTTCTTCCCGTATCCTACGGTAAACCATCTGAACACTCTCTGGCAGATAAAATTCAAGAGCATGAAAAAACTCTTTAAGTTCAGTGTAATCTAGCGTTTTTAGATATTCTGGATCTAAAGATTCACAATATTTTTTTATATTATTATATAAACGGATTCTTTTCTTATCTAGATCATCTAGCTGTTCTTTTAATGACAGAATTGTATAAATATCCATTGTATTCTCCTTTTTTCATTACGCATAAACAGCATAACTATATCTACCGATTCTTTCATCCCACGGAAAATTTTCAGGAAGATATTTTTCTAATTTTCCTTTAAATTCTTTCAGTATATCCTCATAGCTATGATATTGAGGATTACATATAAATTCTAAAGTATCTGGCTGATAATCCGCAAAAACGACATATTGGTCTACTATTGGCAAATCGATACATTCTTTTCCTGGAATGTTTTCGTATTGAAATGGGAATATTCTCATTCCATCCGCACTATCCGCAGTGACTTCAAAAAAGCTAAAATCACCACTTCCATCACTTTTTTTAAAAGCATATTCCGCCGGGTCTAAATCCTCTCTTTCCTCTTCTGTTAAGTCTGGGTGCAGTTTAAAATAAGATTTCATAAAATCCTCGAAATCCTCGATTGATAAATAACAAGCAACACCATGGTATCCTGCATAATAACTCATAATTTGGTCCTCCTTTATATTTGAAAAATTTTTACGTTTTTAATATGAAAAAAAGTATGATTTCTGAATTTATGGAGAAAGAATCGGATTCTAAAAACTTGTTTCATGTAATAAAACATGTTGCACCCGTACCTGCCTGTGTTTGATCAAAATGTGGGCTTTCGTTCTTCGGAATGAGAGCACTAAGTTTTGGCTGTATGTGCAGGCAATGGAATTCCTGACTCTAAAGGTTGGGAAGCCCCGTCCGACCTCGGTCGTTCGGGGAGGCATCACGAATACGCAAAAAGCCTTTTATTAGAAAAAATCATTCTGGCATTAGTAGGACAGAAAGTCAAAAAACATATTTTTATGTAGAAAAAGTTTTTCTCTCAAAAGCTGGAATATTTTTTATCTATTTTTATTGATTTTCAGATAATATTATGGTACTATGTAATTGTTAATAATCATTGTGGAACGTACTCCGGTGACCTTCGGGCCCGGGGTCTTTTCATTTCCCTACTTTCTTTATAGATACAGTATATGTATACCCTGGAGAAACAGATAATCCGGAGATTACTGGTATGAATACCGAGGACAGTGTTCCAAATGAGAAAAAAGTGGTGTATGATATTCATTTTTATGCTTACACTCCAGATGAGAAGGGAAAAGTCAAAATCATCTTAGATGTCGAAGCACAGAAAAAATATCACACAGGACACGATTTTGTGACAAGGGGGTTCTTTTATACTTCCCGCATAATATCCGCACAGCTTGGAAAAGAGTTTGTTTTAATCCCCAGCCGGTATCCTCGCGAAGGCTGATTGCCGAGCAAAATCCGGCGGTGCTTACTTCTTGTCAGTAGGGGATACCGTTTTCTCTCCGCCCACTACTGACGCTAGGCTAACTATACAATTCATCTCGCTACCTACATTTCATTTAGAGGGTAGGAGAATCCTTGTTTTTCTTATAAAACTACCCTCCTTCCTAAAACAGATATTTAACATATATCATTTTTTAGAAGAGAAACATTTTTATAAGAAAAATTTAGCTGTTAAAAAAATTATCTTGCGTCCACTCCAATCAACTGATATCTTCCTTCATTAAACCCTTCAATAGTGTATTCAATCATTTCAGAATTTCCAGAAAATACTGTGGCTTCTTCCTGTGAAGTACAATAATCAATTACGCTATATTTCTGTTTTTCAAGAGAATTTTCTTTTGAATTACTTATGTCTATACACTTAGCAATGACATAAGTATCATTAATTCTATCTTTCAAAACAAAATGGTATTTGCCGGCACGTGTAATTAATACCGGATCATTATTTGTCTCTACAACAATTTCTATAGGCTTTTCCGCTGTTGAATTGACATTTGTTGTAAGATTTTTTGATGTATTTGTAGTTCCATAATAAACTGTTGAATTTTCATTGATTTTGTTAGATATCGTATTGATCTTTGATAACGTCATGAAACTAATGATTAAACTTACAGCAGCAAATAATATAATGCTCCCATGAAATATAATATTATATTTTCTCATAATAAATTTTCCTTTCTTTTGTAATATTATTTTACCAATGTGTTAATTTACTCGTTCATTAACTGGAAGATGCTCTATTTCTTCTGTCATATTTCTTTTATTTTCCATAAATCTTTATGCAGAGGCTGAATGCCGTTTTTTTCGGCAGGGCTTCACTTCCTGTCAGTGGGAGGATACCGTTTCTCCGCCAACCACTGACGTTACACGAATTTTACAATTCATCCCACAACCTAAAGAGGCAGGGGAATTCTTGTTTTTTTATAAAGTCTGACCTCTTTGGAAAGTCGGACAGATTTTATAAAAAGATTTTTTGTTAAATCCTAGCGGTATTTCTATGAAGGCCAACATTAATGGAGCTATCCATCAAATTTTTTCTGCCAAAAGTTGTATTGTTTTACTCATGATTTCTCTCTGATCATGAGTTCCTTTTACGATACGGTTTATTTCCGTTTCATCAAATTCATATCCAATATCACTAAGAAACATCTGTATCATTTTCTGATTTTCTTCTGTTGTAAATGGTTTCATCTCCTGTTTAGTCGAAAATCGACTTACAAATGCCGAGTCGAGCAGATCATATCGGTTTGTAGCGGCCAGAACAATCACGTCATTCGGTATCTTATCAAATTCCTGCATCAAAGTAACTGTAATCCTACTCATTTCCCCATCTGAACCTTTACCTGATGTAGATTTTCTATCACAGCTAATTGTATCCACTTCATCTAACATAAAAATGCATGGATTAGAAGACGCATAAGCAAACGCTTTTGCGATATTTTTCGCTGTAGACCCCATATAACTGTCTATGATTCTGGAAAAATTTAGGTAGCAAAACGGGAGGGCTTTTTTGAAAGCAATATATCTTGCAAACATAGTCTTTCCGGTTCCTGGAGGACCGTATAACAAAGTCGCATTTTTATATGGTATTTGCAGCTCCATTAATTTTTGACTTACTTCTGCCATTCGGAAGATTTTACTTGCTAACTCCATTTGCTGTTCTGATACATAATATCTTGATTCTTTAAATGACATCGAAACATCTTCGCATTGCAAAAGCCCTTTTAATTCTGCCGGAAGCTCATAAAGGAAGCCATGTTCCGATGTTAAAATTGATTTATAACGGGCTACAAAGTTTTTGTTTTTCTGCGTGGTGTCTTCATTAAGGGCACCTAAAGCTCCCTGTCTAGCTTTAAGCATATTGTTTGTGGCGATTCCCCGTATCATCTCTTTTTGTATTTCTGTTAGTCCCATATGAAGTTCTCCTTTCTCCTACTCAAAATATCCTAGTAGTTGTCCTCTACTTGCTGCAATATTTATAGCTACATGAAAATGATTGGCAACTTCTTTTATATTTACCCGATTGCCTTTTGTATATCGGTTCAATATTTCTCCATACTCTTCTTCTGGCATCAAAAAGGCTTTTGCAAATTCATTCGCTTGATAGTTCGTCTCTGCATCATTATTTCTATAAAACCCTTTCATTTGATTATTCCATTTATCATCGTTTATCCTGAAGCCCATATGCAAAAACAAATGTCCTAATTCATGTGCTATCATGAAATTTCTTCTTTCTATAGTCCAAGATATTTGCACTGGCGGAAGAAAGATTTCAAATGACTCTTTACCGGATTTTCTAATCCAAATATCGGAAAGATCATCTATTGCTGTTTTTTCAACAATTATCCCTCCCATACTGACAACGATACTCTCAATATCAGATATCGGTCCGATTATCTTATATTCTTTTCTGACATATTCTGTAATTTTATCTATCATTATTCTTGTTTTTACATCCATTTTTACCACTCTTTTATCATTCGATTTCCAGATACTTTATGCTCTTCTTTTCCACATATATTGCATTTTCTCACCTGTATCGTTCGCTTAAGCTTCTTATCAGTGAGGAATACCGACTGAATTCTCCGCCACCACTGTCGCTTGATTAATTTTATTATTTTGTTGTCTATGGCTTCCTCCTTTCCATAAAAATAATAAGAATCAAAAATTTTCTTCTATAGAAAGTATGATATATTAATTAATACGACCCGTTTTTCTGTGGAAAAAATTTTTAGAAAGCATTCAGACACAGACAACGGAACGATGAAATAAACTTTTAGAAATTTTTCGAATTTTGTTTTGGGTTTATATCTTTTTTGATATTTCATAAAATCTCCTTTCGCTCATACTTAGCTCTTTCATTTTTGTATCAAATTACTCCAATTGCTCGGCAATAGGCGTAAAAAGTACGAATAGAAGGGTTACCATTTTCGATTTTAGAAACAACTTGCTGTGTTGTCCCCATTTTTTCAGCAACGTCTTTTTGAGAAAGATGTTTTTTTCTTCGGATTCTTCGCAAATTATACAAAATTTCCGTGATGTCTTTTTCAATAGTATCCATATTTTTCCTTTCTATATTTTTGGTGCTGCTCGTTGATTTAGGATTCTTCTTCCTTAATCGGTGTATCTGTGAGCCATAAGCGCCCCGGACCTATTATCTTTTCTTCATATCTTTTTCTTATACCCAGCATCTGGTAAAGTGTCTGAAGAAACTTTCCCTCACAGATTAAGGACGATGAAGCTGCTGCAAGTTTTCTGTTATCTATGATCATAGATTCTCCTACCGCTAACTCGTAGGCAGCAATAGGGCTTTTTGCTTGAAGCAAGATTATGTTCGAACTTTCTGTTAACATACAATAAAGCTTTTCGTGTACAGCAATAAATTCGCCTGCCCGTATTTTTATAGCGTAAAATGTGCCATCAAAATTAGAAGGAAATGTCACTAAACCGCTACCTATCTTTTGCATCTCAATATCGTCTGGAATTCGCTGTACCTTTTTTACATTTTCCAAACACTCCGTAAATGAGTTGATGTCCTTTTTTTGTTGTCTATATCTCTTAACTTCGTATATTATGGTGTAGACATACCAGATGGCTAATGCGATATAAAGTCCTGCCACTAATTGTTGTAACTGTTTATTTCCATAAAATATCGTTAACATTCCTAATAAAATAAATGCTATGTAATCCATCTTTTCCCATTTGATTTCCATTTTCTTTTTCCCCTTACTTTTTTAATACTATTCGTTCTTTCTCAACGGCAATTAATGCAGTATGTAGATTTTGTAATGTCTGATCGCTAATTCCGTCAAATGTAGACCAACTCATATCGTGTAAACTTTTTTCGATAGCTTTGATAAGATATCTTCTCTTTAAAACTTTTTTGGCATCTTCTCTTGATAGATACAATTCGCTTCGAGTGTAGAAAAATGAATCATCTACTTCTTCAAAATTATTTTCCATGTCAAAACGAATCTCCCATCCATGACTATCTTCTACTGTGATATATTTACGACCGACTTTTACGACCGTACATTCTTCTGTTGCAGCATCAATATCCATCGTTTTACGAAAGTCTACGTTTTTCAAAGAAAGTAAAATTGCTTTCTGTCCTTTCTTAAAATCTTTCTTTTCCATATTTAGAGTCTCCTTTCTCATGTTTCGTCTTTGTGATTCTTGTTTTAATCCCCAGCCGGTATTGACGGAGACTGAATGCCGGTGTTTCCTCCCGGCGGTGCTTACCTCTTGGCAGTAGGAGATACCGATATCTCCGCTCACTACTGCCGCTTAGTGAATTTTAGATAATTCCTCCCCTACCTACTGATGTTGAGGAAGGGGAATCCTTATATTATTTTGTTATCCATGGCTTCCTCCTTTCCATAAAAATAATAAGAATCAAAAATTTTCTTCTATAGAAAGTATGATATATTAATTAATACAACTTGTTTTTCTGTGGAAAAAATTTTTAGAAAGCATTCAGGCACAGACAACGGAAATGTTAAATATCAGTATCAGATAAAACTCCTTTTATACCGCTACGGCATCTGACAACATTTTGCAAACAAACGTCATCAATATGTCCATATTGACAAAGATCTCGCGCCATCATCATATCGCTATAAAGCTGCAGAATATTTTCTTGTTCTTCAGTCTGTCTATATAAAGCATTACATATGCCTACAAGATCATCCTTACTTAACCTTACAAGAACTTCACCTTTTTCTTTTGATATATTTTCTATATTCATTCTTATTTCTCCTTTTCTTCTGTGATAGTAACTTCCACGATTTGTTTTAATCCCCAGCCGGTATCTCGCGAAGGCTGATTGCCGAGCAAAACCCGGCGGTGCTTACTTCTTGTCAGTAGGGGATACCGTTTTTTCTCCGCCCACTACTGACGCTAGGTTAACTCTACAATTCATCTATATCCTTTTTTAGAAGAAAGATATTTTTATAAGAAAAAATTACTTGTTAAACTTTCCTTTTTCTTATATAATCCTTTCTTTCTTGATTGATTCGAGATATTGACATGAAATATTTTCCCTCCTTTTCGTCAATAAATTATCTCAAAAATAGAATGTCAGACTGTGGAACGTGATACACCGGCGGGCAACTGAAGTTGACCGCGGCTTCTTTACTAATCCATCTTTTCCTATTTGATTTCCATTTTCTTTTTCTCCTCTCTTTTGTCTCTGTCTGCTCTATTGTATTAAGATGCACTTTTCGTTTTTATGTCTAAAATCTCCATTCATTTTTTATACATTATATAAGATGTATAAAAAATGAAATTTTTGTAAGAAAAAAAGCCTCATTTCTGAGACTTTTTTCTGATAAATTGTTTTCTTATAATGGATTAAGAATCTGATATCTGACCATATCATATAGCCATGCTTCAAAAGTTGATCCCTGTTGCTTTTCAGCGGGGTGAATATCAACCGTATACCTTCTGTACAGCTTCGACATAGTAAAGATTTTCCTGCCGCCTTCTTCATAATAAGCAAATCTCATAGGATGACCTGCACTTTCTTATGCTTTGACAAGAATTTGATCTTTTTTCCGATCATAATAATAAACGGAATCAGATAATACATCCCCTATTGATACAACTGTGGTATTGGCATCATGAACTATAGACAATAATTTCGTAGGGTCGTTTATTCTATCTGCTGGAACCATGATTACTTCATGGATGCTAGAAGGTAAGATATACATATCTGCTCCCTTTTTGTTTGCAAAATCTTTCAATATATCTCCATATAATAAAGCAGAGGCTCCATTAAGTTCCTGTTTATTTGTCAAGATATACATTGGGATAGCGCTTGGATATAAGATAAAAGATACCATCCCTGCTAACATCTCCTCCATATCAATAATTTGGGCTGGAAATAAACGAGGCGTGTTCTGTCGTGCTGCTAAGACTAAATCATTGACAGAAACACCCCACTCTTTGACTTGCTTATTTGTGATCAATGACGTAGAAACGCCAACATCATCAATACGAGCCACCCAGCGAAATGTTACCGCAAGATCATATAATCTTATATGTGGGCAATCCTCTAATATCTCCTTGTTTTTTTCATAATTTACAAGGCGATAAATAACTCTTCCACGGATATTTTCAAATTCCTGCAAGTTTGGTATTTTGACGGCAGCCATCTGAACCTTTTTATCATAATCAGCCCTTATATTTCTTATGACATTTTCCAACAGCTCACCGTTTTGATAGTGTATGTAATAATCATCCAGATAAAGTATCGGACTGACATCTTGTCCACTTTCTCGGATAAATAAGCCAGTTGCAGAAACGCCATTGTTCTTTTTAACAACGGATATTTCTATCTGACTTGTCTCTTTCCAATCTTTAGATGTAATGTTTTCCTTAACCCATGCCTTAAACTCTTCAAAATTCATCATAATTTTTTCCTCCTGTTTTTGAAAATTTTTACGTCTCTAATATGCATGGATTATAAAATATAGATTATTACAAAGAAAAAAAGCCTCATTTCTGAGACTTTTTTTTACATTGTTTTATTCTTTGTATTAATATTAATTAATAGTAGCTGGATCAAGCTCATCACCAGAATAAGCTTTTGTGATATCAGGAGCAAAATCATACAGTACATTTGTCTTGCTCATTGTTTTAATCCCCAGCCGGTATTGACGGAGACTGAATGCCGGTGTTTCCTCCCGGCGG